CGTCGTGCAGCACTATCAGTGTTAGCCTTATCAACAAGTGCAGCAGTGCCACCAACTACACCAACACCACCAGCAATTTTAAGAGCTTTCATCTTATCAACAACTCTCTGTGCCTTCATCTGAGAAGGGGAGAGAACATCTTTTTTAGGAATGCTGTAAACAGTCTTATCACCCTTCGTGATGGTTAATGCGGAAGGTCCATCAACCTTAGGCGCAACTCTTCGTGGTTGTGCTTTTAAGGTCGGCATACTTCTCTGAGATGCCTTACCACCAGACATTGTAAGACCAGTATTACCACCTCCAGGCAATCCAGTGTTGGGATTTCTGGTTACATTTCTCAACTCCTGCGCTCTAGCAGAAGTTCCAGGAATCTGCATCTGTCCTGGTGCTTGTGCGGCAGGTACTTTTGGTTTTGGTAAAGCAGAGCTTGCAGCAGGAACAGGATCAGTGCCAGTAAATGGAGTTCTTCCTTTAGTAAAATTCTGTGCAGTTCCTTTAGTTGTAAGAAGTTTACCCTGTCTAGCAGTACCTGAAGTAATTTTCTTAGTGGTTGCTTTTACTGCTTTCTTAGCAGCAGGATTTTTTAAAATGCCAGACATCATTCCGACTGCTTTGAGCATACTCAAAACTGCCTTTCCTTTATTTTCGGTAATCAATCCATACTCATGAACATTTGCTTCATATAAATGATTTACAACTTCAGTTGCTTCTTCTTCTTCGATACCCTCATCAATAAGATATTGATATACTTCTTCGTAAAAATTGTCCATCTGTACAAATGCTTTTTAGATATTTATAAATCTAATATCAGTCTTCCTTAGTTTCAGAAGAAACCTTACGTGAAAATCCTTTTATCTTATCGAACTTGATGACATTCTCAAACTTGTCATACATATCAGTTTTATGAGAGATAACAAAAATATTTGCATCTTGAATCACATAACGAATAATTTTAAGAAACTCATCTGTTCCAAATCCATCTAAAGAAGAGTCAAAGACTTCATCCATAATCAGCAGGTTGGTGTTTACAGAGTTTTTAACACGCGCTACTTCACGCCAAGTGAATAATAGGGCAAGGTCGATTCTCATCTTTTCACCTTCACTAAAGGAACTATACGAGAAATCTTCATGTATAGGGGACTTCACAGTTTCCTTAAATTCTTCATCAAGATGGAAGTTAATGTAGAAATCCATCATCTGAAGATAGCGATTAACCTGCTGGTTAATAAAAGGAAGATACTTTCTTATGATCTTCGTTTTAACTCCATCATCTTTGAGTAATGAATATGCAAAATCGTGATGAACGATTTCTTGTTTCTTATCTGCTAGGTATTCAATTGTCTGTTGGAGATTGGACTTAAATTCGTCTAACTTTTCATGTTCAGTATTTCGGTTTGCAAGGTTATCGGTAATCGTTTGAATTTCATGTTCAAGATCTCTGATTTGTCTTTGATTTCCGGAAACCCTAGTATTGTTCTGAGAAATGCCATGTGTTAGATTTACTATCTCCTGTGAAAGTGTGTTGAATTGACGTTCTCTTTCTTGTTCAAACTTTATGGTTGATTCCAACTCATTGAAACCTTCCTTAAGTTCCTTTGCTGTATTTTGAACGTCCTCAATTTTATTTAACCGGAATGATTCCTCTATGTCTTGAGTACAAGTAGGGCATACCGTATTTTCAGTAAAAAACTTATGCTCTTTAGTAATAGCAGATACTTTCTGAGAGATCTTTCCCCTAAGTGTGTTTAGTTTTGATAATTTTTGTCTTGCCCCTGTTACCTCTTCCTGATCTTTAGTGAACTTATGTACATTTTCCTCAAGTTTTGCATTTTCTAACATATATTGATCAACTTCATTCATAAGTTTTGTAATCTTAGTATTACTAGATTGAATATTCTGCTTACCACGATTTTCCAACTCATCTATAAAGTTCTGTTGCATCTTCATCTTATCTTTAAGAGTTTCTTTCTTCAAATCAAAAGACTTTACCTGATCTTTATGAACACGAATCTTATCTTTAAGAATATTGTTCATCAAAGAAAAGATGCGAATATCCAATAAGTCTTCAATAACTTCACGACGATGTGTCGAAGTTAGTTGCATAAATGGGACAAAGTTACTACTTCCCAGAATCACAATCTGAGTAAAAGATTTATAGTTTACTTTAAGAATATTGTCTTCTAAAACTCGTTGCATAGCACGATCATCTGCTTCACGATGAAGTTCCGTACCGTTCACAACAATATCAAAAACAGTAGGTTTGATGCCACGTCTTACGATGTATTTGCGAGTATTGATTTCAAACTCAATCTCAACTAAACAATCACGCTCATTTGTAGCATTAATTAGTTGAGGTTTATTAATTTTACGAAATGGTTTATTAAACAGAACAAAAGTTAGTGCATCCAGCATTGTGGATTTACCAGCACCATTTGTTCCAACTACAAGATTAGTATGATGCTTTTTAAAATCTATCTCAGTAAATTGATTGCCACTAGAAAGAAAATTTTTGTACTTAATCTTCTGGAAAATTATCATCTAAATCTCTAGGAGGAATCACAATGTCATTTGGTGTAACCACCGCATATTTGTAATTATAGCGTTTACACGTCAAAATTGCAAGTGCGTCGTCAACTTCTACAACGTTCATTTCTGCATCTTCAGATTCTTTTAATTGCATAGCATAACGATCTGCATCATCTTCATCTTCAAAGAGAAAGAGGACTTTTTCACCATATCGGTTTTGAACGGCATAAGCACCATCCTCTTTATTATCTTTGAGAGTAAGAAGAAACATTACTCAACCTCGCAAGCTTGTGAATAGACTTTTTGAAGAATTCCTTTAACGATAGCACTATCACAATCAAACTCTGCCTCATCGATATATCGATTTAAAATAGAAATTGTATTTTCATTTTCTTCTACTTCAAATTCTTCATTTACTTGAATTGAAAAATTTTCTACAATTTTTAAGTCTTGAATACCACAGGAATATAGTTTATCTATAAACTTTTCAAATTTCTTAGGTTCGGTTTTCTTCCTAACAATAACCTTTACAATCTTACCCTCATACTCACGAGTATCAAAAGTTTGATATGGAGTATCTTCATAATAGATGTTATAAAAGAGTTTATAAGGATTATTAATATGCTCAAACTCTAAAGTTTCGGTATCAAATATTGTAAATCCACGAGGATCATTCACATCATTCCAGAACATCTCATAAGGATTTCCTAAGTAGAAGATTTTTCCGTTGTCTGACCGTGTATGGTAGTGCCCCGAAAACACCTTGTTGAACTTCGCAAATTCGTCGATCGCCATACCTTCTTCCATGACGTGACCGCGATGCGCTCTAAATCCGTTGAGCTCAAGGTGCCCCATCGCACATATGCTACTAGAAACTTTGATAGCGTCGATACTACTTTTAAGATTTTCCGCATTAATCCAAGGAACAAACAATACTTGCAATTTATCTATCATCACCTCAGTACATTCTGAGTAGATTTTCACATTATCATATTGCTTAAGTAATAGATCTACAGAATTAATTGAATTAGTATCCTTATAATAAGCAGTATGATTACCAACGATAGTATGAACGGTTATACCCATCTCTTCCAACTGATTATAATAATTCTCCTTTGCCCACTCAAGAGACCACAGATCAATAGAACGACGGTTATCAAACGTATCTCCCATATCGATTACCGTAGTGATGCCACTCTTTTTCAAGTATGGAAAGAACACATCATCATAGAATTTTTTGAAATATTCATGAAGAAACTTAGAACCCTTACGAGCTCCAAAGTGCTGATCGCTTATAATTGCTACCTTCATTGACGATTTGTCTTGTACGTAATATTATCCTTGATCGTATTATACTCCGAACTGCTGCTAGAAAGCAAGCTATCGTCAACCATCATAACTTCATCGTAACCAGTCCGTTCGATGATTTTAGTTTTTATTTCCAGTTGCTTCTTCTCTTTCTGAATTCGACGTAGAAAGGCGTAGTGAATAATCTGCGTGAAGTAAGCAAATGGATTCTTAGATTTTTCTGGATCAAAATTATGAATATATTGAACACAATTTTCAATACCATCAGAGATCATATCGTCTCTGAACATATAATTGACAAAATTTGGTTTATATGACAAGTGCGTTGCAATCTTAAGAAAACATTCTCCTAAGTAATTTGTAATACGTGGCTTTCCTTTCCAATGTTGAGATCTATCTGCTTTGGTAGGTTCTCTACCATTGATCTCCATAAAACTCTTTTCTACTTTAGATCTATAGACAATTAATGCCTCAAGTAATTCTCTATTGTTAACGTAGTGTTCCGATTTCTTTTTAGACATAACATTATTTTGTTCAATAAACTATCGTTATGTATATTATAGCATACTATCAGAGCTTGACAATATACCGATTTATAAGTAGAATATCTTTGTTAAGGTTGAAGAGGGGGGCTTAGCTTTCTTTATTATCTTTAAGTTTATAGATATTCTCTAGCATTTTTCTTGCTTCGTCCACAGAAGATACATATCCCATTTTATCAGATATTTTTGTTCTACCGTCTTCTTCCCAATCAAAGTCTTCTTCATTGAGATATTTGTTGTAGAACTGAATCATATTACCTTCTTTTACTTCAGTCATAGTAATAATTTTATCGTACTTGATTACGTACATACTATCATCTGCCATTTCCATCCAAGGTCTTACCTTGACATATTGTCCTACGTGGTTACGCATTATTTTCATAATCACTGGGTTCATCAGTAGAATAATAGGGTCGCCATCATTCTCGTCCACACAGACTAATGAAAATATTTCCTCTCCTGTGATCAATTTTAGTACTGCATGAAATTCTTCGCCCATTTAACTCTTTAGTGGTATGTTTACAATATCATAATTAAAGTTTTCCTCATTATAAACTTTAATTCTTTCTATTAAATGATTAAGTGTGTAGTTTCTCCGTGCCTTGTAGGAAATGTCGTCAGCAATGTCATAGAGAGTTGCCTTGGTTTTATTATTTCCCTTCCTGAGCACCCTTCCAATAGACTGGAGATTCCGAATTCTAGATTTGGATGGAGAAGCAAAAATAACATTATGGAGGTTCTTGATGTTAATACCAGTACTAAACGTTCCATATGAAGCGACGATAATCGCGTTGTTTTCTTTTTCCGTAATCTCTCTTACTTGTTCTCTGTCTTCCGTTGCCACACCTCCGTGGACAAAAAAGACGTGTCTCTGTTCCACACTACCATTATTTATTAAATCATATAATGGTTGACCATGCCCCTCAACTCTTGAGAAAAGAATTAATGTATTACCTTTAAGATCTAAAGCAAGATTTCTAATAAACTTGTTACGTTTTTCATGATTAATGATGTACTGAACTTCTTCTTCAAAGTTTTCAAATTTATGTGCAGGATGCTTCAATAGAAGTACATTAATATCTAGTTTTGCAACGTGCCCCTTCTTCATCAGTTCTTCTGTTCTGATAATTTTATATGATGGACCAAACAATCCTTCCAACACCCACTTATGAGTTTGGGTGCCATCAAGAGTTCCAGTAAATCCATAACGATATTTTGCATCAGCAAGTTTTGTCATTATAGATATAAGTGACTTACTTTTGAACTGGTGTGCTTCGTCCCCAACAACTACGTTAAATCGTTCAAAATATTTTCGGGGGAGTTTGTAGATGGACTGCCAGGTAGTAATGATAACTTGAGAGTCTGTCTCTCGCTCTCTACCAGCATATATCTTGTGGCAAAATGAACCTACGTCCCAGCCATAGTCTGCAAAATCTTTATACATCTGCTCTACTAGCGAAGTCGTCGGAACAACTATCAGAGTATTTTGTCCGCGTTCAACGTGATATCTCACAATCGAATATATCATCAGAGACTTTCCAGAAGCAGTTGGGGATATCAACAACCTTCTATTATGCTTTAGGGCGTCGTATACGCCTTCGATCTGATAATCCCTAGGCGCATACTTACTAACCGCAGTCATATAATCTTTTACACCCTCCTTTGAGATTATTTTATTAACCTCAAAAGGAAGACCATAATACTTACTTTCTACAAATTCATATGAGTATTCTTGATCTTTGCAAAACTGTATAATCTTATCTAATAATCCAACATATATTTCGCCATTCTGGGTATTGAATAGACGTATTTTTCCATCCCAATACTTGTTACGGTATTGAGGCATAAATTTAGCACCTGGAACATCAAACGTAAACTGATCTGCTAACTCATAGTAGACGTGTGGCTCCGCTTTAATTTGAAGAAAAACTTCGTTCTTCTTCGATATAATCAAATGAGACATAATCCATAAGATTCACCTATGAATATTTATTACCCCACTGTATACTTATATTGGTTATTGTTGATTGAAAGTATAATCTAATATCATTTTTTGAAGAGTATCGCGCATATACCAAAGATGCTCCTGTTCCTCATATGGTCTAGCAGGTGCTCCTGGCCAATATTTAATAGTTTCCAAAACAGAATGATGCAAAACACGCACGTCTGATATCGTTAAATTTACTTGGTAATCAAATTCTTGATCTTCCATTAGAATCCTGCTTGGAACTTTTGCCAGTCAATAGCATTTTTAATTTGAAAGGTTCTATTTGATACTGTCTTGATAATTTCTTCTAAAAATTTTAAAGAAGTATCGTAGTAGCGAATCTTCATATCAATCTTATTTAATCGATCATCTGCATCTAGATAGCGTTGAATAGCATCTTTCTCACGGACTTTATATGGAAAAGGTTCTTCTTCATACACAGCGGGGTCTGCTTTACCTGTGTAAAAGTTATGACGTTCAAGTTTTACTCTGTTATATTGCCCTCTTGCTTTCTCTCTCAGTAATGTTATAGTATTGTACAATGTATAATACTTTGAGTGAAGTTGTGGAATCTTCAAAGATTCTTCATGTAGATTATCAGGATCTATAACAGAATCTTTCTGCCACATATCCTGAATTTTTTCAAGGTCCATTATTTAATAGATGATGTCAATTGATATACAGTATACTTGAATGTTGCCTGTGCTGTAAAGTAGTTCACGTCAGTCGATGTTGCATCAAAGTCTAATGAACTAAGAGATACGGGGAACATATCAAGAAATTTTACATTAGCAACCTCATTGAAGTTGCTGTTGAGAATGCGGAGTGATCCATCAGCAAACTGCTCTTTCATATCCCTAATACCCTCTTTATCAGAGGTAACGTCAATAAACTGTTGTGCAGTTTCTGGAAATCCTAAACCATACATCCATTCATGAACGATTCTATAATTCTCCAAATTCTCATCAACTAGGAATTGAATTGTTAGATCTCCAAAAGATAGTTTAGTCTCTGGGATATCAATATCTTTCAGATATGTTGGTTGCTTTGCAGTTGCCAAAGTTATTTCTGGTATCCTAGCAGTATTGCAAAAAAAGTCAACCTTTGGATACTTACCAAGATTGAATTTAAATCCAATACCAGATAAGAAATTTCTATTATTAATCTGGTTTGCCCAGGAACATGAACTAGACATTTTAATTACTTATACTGTTTTTAATACGAGAATATAAAGTTCTTTTTCCGTATTGTGTTGGTGATAGATTTGAATTGCCAGTTACATCTCTAGCAGTCTGTCTCATCAAATCGAAACCAGTACTTCTATTTACTTGACCAGCGGCACCGAAGTTACCAGTATCTCTTACTTTTGCTGTTGTAATCTTAGTATTGTTACCTTCTGGTTTTTGAGTAAGTTGTACTCCTGTACCAAACTTTAATGATGGAGTTCCTGCCCAGGTTCCTGGTGGAACTTTATTTGCCTTATATTTGTATGGAACTGCTACACCTCGTGTAGAACCAGTGAACGGAGTTCCATCGGCAGTTCTTTGTACCTTATCACTACCAGTGTTGTAACCCTGAGAAGTAGTATCTCCAGGACCATATGAACTTGTCTTTACAGGTTTCCAACCATATCTCGATGCTTCGTCCGGTGTATGAGTACGTTGAGTAAATTCTCCAGTAGTTTTATTTAAAATACCTGGTTTATAATTCTTGTATGCCAAAACCTTTGTATCTTTAGGTGTTGGTGATGGAGTTGGTGATACTTTTTTCTTATTGAAAAAATTCAGGAACTCTTTAAGATTTTTTTTCTCTGACATCAGACTACAATCTTATACTATATTTAGACAAAAAAAGAGGGTCCGAAGACCCTCTTGAGAGAAATGTGTATCCGATGGATCACATAAGGTTTGCAACCTTGACACGTCTGTAGTAACGGTTGGCGTTCTTGTTGAGTGCGCCTGCAGCGACGTTGGTGCCTTCTGCGAATGGGTTCGCGACGATGCCGTAGCGAGTCTTGAATCCAATCTTGGGTTGGAAGGTGTCCTGACCGACTGCACGAACCATCTGAAGGGGAACGTATGGGCAGTAGAAGATACCTGCGTCATAAGGGGAAGAACCCTTATATCCTGCAACGTAGTACTGGGAACCAGTGGCGTTAGGCAGGTTTGCAGAATAAGGATCGATGTATACACGATACTTACCTGCGAGGACTCCAGCAAATGTATTGCCAGTGTCATCAACATTGAGGTTGCTGTTCAGAGCAGGGGTGTAATCAAGTACGCCTGCCATGGTCAGTGCGGAAGCAACGTCTGCGGAACACAGAATCATGTTGCCCTTTCCTCTACGAGTTCTTTGTGCGATTGCGTTTGCATCGCGCTCGATTTGGAAGATAAGACCCTTGAACTTCTCAACACTCCAACGACCGTTAGAGTCAACGTCGAGGTCGAAAGTACCAGCGTTAGCAACATTCTGCTGTGCGCCAGATTCTGCAACGTTATAGATGGTTCTGATAACTTCGCGGTTGATTTCAGCAAGAATCTCTGTGGAGAGAATGTTTGCCAACTCAGCCTCGGCGTTCAGACCGTGGATTGCCTTGAGGTCTTGTGCCAGTTCCAAGGAGTACTCTGCTTTCAGAGCTCTGGACTTAGCGGTTACGGTGACTTTCTCGATTGAGAATGCCATCTCGTTGAATGCGCCTGCGCCGTCGCCAAGATCCTCAGCGTCGTCGGTACGCATACCCTGACCTACGTTGTAGGTGTTGTATGCTTGTGAACCCTCTGGATTAAGCAAACCTGGGTTGCTACCAGACTGTGCGGTAGTACCCATACCAACGGCAACATTTGTCATGCCATCGGTGAGAGCGCCAGCAGCAGCAGACTGACCAGAGAATGCGGTATCTGCTTCGTTGAACAGTGCTTCAGCACCGCTCTGGTTGGTGTAGCGGGAACGCATTGCGAAGATGAGTCCAGTAGGACCACTCATTGGTTGAACACCTGCGAGGTCATAAGCGACCAAGTTAGGCATTGCGCGTCTGATCAGAGAAATCAGAACGGGGTCGAAACCTGCAACAGGGGAGGAAGCGCCAGCAGAGAAACCTGCATTCGCTCCAGTATTGGTGTTAACAGTTGGACCTTCGGAAAGGAACTCGCGCTCTTCGCGGAGAGTTGACTCTTGGTTCTCCAGGAGTACTGCGGTAACAGCTCTACGGTGGGAATCCTTAATTGGATCCATTCCATCGTAATCGAGGACTGGTGCCCACTTTTCCTGCAGAGCCTCTGTGTTAGGCATTTGCATTTGTTTAAAAAAATTAGTTTGAACGTTTATGATTTAAAAATCAGTTTTTGGCAGCTCTGGAAAGAGTGTCCAAATAGGCTTGCATCATTGGGGATACTTCCTCGGAAATAACCTCATCGGTAGAAACCTCTTCGGAAAGATTCTCAGAGGTGCTTGGAGTTCCGGCGGACTCGGGGAAATAAGATTTTCTCAGAGTTACCAGTTTCTCACGATAGTCTGTCTCACTTTCAAACTCAATATTTTCAGCGAGAGCAGAGAGTTTTTCTTTCTGGGTGTCTGCAAGACCCTCAGAAACAGTGGCGAAAACGCCATCTGCAGAAGACTCAGCCAATCTACGATTTAGAGCAACGTTTCTATCGATTTGCTCGTTGAGTTTACCTTCCATTTCATCTAGTTTATCTACCATGCTCTCAAGTACATTATACTTGTCTTCAGGGATAGTTACATAATGTTCTTCAAAAAGACCCTTCATTCCATCGAGGAATGATTCGGTAATTTCGCTCTTGAGACCTGCTTCTACTGCGAGTGCATTCTCTTGGAACCACTCATCAGCAACATACTCAAGATACGAATCGAGACGCTCAGAGAGTTCTTCTCTGATTGCAACAACTTCTTCTACCAGAGCATTCTGATAGGTTTCGTGCAGAGACTCTTGCATTTCTGCAACCTTAGTCTTAACTGCTGTCTCAAAGATTGTGCGTGCTTTCTCTTCAAACTCTTCGGAGAGTTCTTCACCCTCAAGAAGTGCTTGAACATCTGCTTCGATGTCAAGTCCTTCCTCTTC